GTTGAAGTACAAGAAGAAAGGGATATTTGGAATGAACAAAATAAAAAGGAATCTGAGAAATATAATAAAGAAGCAGATAAAACGCTTGAAGATATTAAGAGAAAAATCAACTTCTGTAAAGACCTGGGTATAACTGGATATGATGATAATGTTGAAAAACTTTATAATGCTATTCAGGTTATAAATGAAAAGAAAGATATACCTGATATTGAAAAAGCTAAAATACTAGCTGATATTATATATTCAGATTAAAAAATTAGTTTTTCTAGGTTTTCCTAGTGTTTTTGGTTGGTTAGTAAGTAGAGCCCTGGATAAGCTCTGGGGCTTTATTTTTATATGTTTAAAAATATTATTTTCAAAATAGTAAATAAATAATCATGTGCTTTGTCAAAAAATTAACAGAAGAAGAATTCAAGAAAAAGAGAATTCCCGCATTAATAACAGATAAAGATATAGAAGTATATAAATATACTACTACTTTTTTAATTAAATGCGAGGTTTTTTCATCTCATGTGTTTAAATATCCTCACTACAAAAACAGAACTAACCCAACCATACAATTAAAACGTATATATCATGAAGTATTCAAACTTCTAATATCGAAAGATAAATATTTACGTGAATATTGTATGGAAATAGAAGAAGGTTATCATTCTTATAACTCATTAGAAACTGCTAAGAAATTTATGAGTAAAGATATGAGTTGTTACGATACTACTTTATTTTTAAAATATACAATAGGTAAATTTATCATTCCTAAAGGAAGTAAATATTTTAAAAATGAAGAAGGTGAATTGGTTTCATCCAATATTATTTTTAAAGAAATTATTAAAGATAAATAGCTATGTGTTTTATTAAAATAATAAAAAATAATAATATTAAACCATTAATAGCTAAAAACGATATTACGGTTTATAAATATACCTCAGAATTTACAGAGAATTCACCATATGAGGCTTCAAATTCTATTTTTAAATCTTTGGTAAAAGGATACGACTACCATCGTGACAAAGAAAATCCCACTATAGAATTAAAACCCCGCTTTAATCCAGTTAGTTCTTTTATGGTCATAGAAAAAGGGTATCATTCTTATGGTAATTTAAAATTAACTAAAAAATATTATAGTAGATGTTATAGAGAAGGTCATCGTGTTTATAAAACATATTTTGGGAAATTTATTATTCCGAAAGGTAGTAAGTATTACGTAAGTATTCAAAAATATTACGGTAGGAAATATGTATCTTCTAACATTATTTACAAAGGTCTTGTTTAACTTGAAAATATAAATAACATGTGTTTTACGCAAGAATATTATAATGATATCATCCCTAATGCTAAAATAGCCAATAAGGATATTGAGGTATATAAATATGTAAAAGGTAATTATCCACTAACAGTCGATAATACTAAATTTATATCTTATATATATACTTTTGAATATATTGCTAATAAAAAAAATAAAAAGATCCAGCTAAAACCACGACTATGTATGCGGTTTGATTTAAACCCTTGGTTAGAGATAAACTTTAATGATATAAATGATTGTCCTATGATCGCTATAGATGAAGGATATCATTCGTATATAAATTTAAATACAGTTGAAAAATTTATATTAGATAATCCTTTAATTTACCCTATCATAGAACAATCTAAAATTTATAGTTATTATATAGGTAAATTCATAATACCAAAAGGTAGTAAGTTCTATAAAAATAATAGTGGAGAAGTAGTATCTTCTTGTTTAATATATACTGGTAAGTATAAAAAATTTATAACCACATTTGAAAATAATTACTACATTTAAAAAATAATTATTATGGGTTTTATTAAAGAATATGATGGTGAACCACCTAAACCAAGAATTGCTACTAAAGATATTGAAGTATACAAATACTCACAAATGTATGAATATATTACTGGATGTTATATATGCCCTTGTAATACTGAAAAATTTTATTCTAATGTATTCTCTTTTAAATATATTACAAATAAAAAGAATAAAAAAATTTCTTTAAAACCTAAATTAAGCACATTATATGAAATAAAAACTTGGATAAAATATTCAAAATATGCACGAATACCTGATTTTAAAGTTATTTACATAGAAAAGGGTTATTATTCTTATGAAACTCCCGATAAAATTAAAGCGTTTTTAGAGGAATAGAGTGAATCTCGTGCCGAAGATTTATTTATTTACTATATAGGTACTTTTATAATACCTAAAGGAAGTAAATATTATAAAAATAATGATGGAGAAGTAATATCTTCTAATTTAATTTACACAGGTAAATATGAAAAAATTAAATTTTAATTAAATATAGTTTAAAACATGAAAAAATTAATTTTAACCATTGCAATTTTAACATTCACTGTGAATGTTTGGTCACAATCATTTAAGTATTTAGTAAAGGATATACCTAATAATCTTTTTAAAGATGTTATAGTAGAAAGTCCTGCATATATGTCAGATAATCTTGTTAATGAATATGGTGGTGATTATATATTGCCGAGAATAGCTCTTAAAAATGTAGCTACATTATTCAAAATAAGTGGAACTATAAGCACGGGAGCATTAATATATGATCAATCTACTAAAAATATAGAACCAGAAGCTTGGATTGGTAGTGGCCCCATATTTTCATTGCGTCAATATAAACCAAATGAATTAGGTGATCCCTACCAAACATTTGGTATTGGGATAGGATTACTCGTGGGCACTAATGTGAATAGTCCATCATTTGATTTAAGCCAGTTAAAGGGTACTTTACACGTTGAAATTAGTAAATGGGCTAGTATAGGTTACGGGTATGCTATAATAACACCTACACCCGATAGAAGACATGCTTTACTTTTTAATACAAGATTTGATTTTTAGTTATGAATCTGAAGAAAATTAAATTAGTAGAAAACTTAACAGACAAACAATTGTTAAAAATAGAAGCTAAACTTAAAAAACGTAGTAAACTAAAATTAGTAAAAGATTTTAGTCTTGGGCCTATTACTACTGATCATTTTTATAACATGTCAGATTACAATGTCCTTAATCATATCTTGTTATATGTTAAACATTGTACTACTATATACGAGAAATCTGAAAAAATCCAATGTTGTCCAGGATGTAATAGATCACAAGGTGATCTTTACAACATAATGAGATACTACCGTCCTAATATTACTTTTAAGAAATTCAGATCATGTTTAATAAGGTTATTAAACAATCGTCAAGTAAATACTTTATATTGTGCCAATATACATAAAAGAGTATTCTTTAAAAATAAAAGTTCTATTGAACCAGATCCTAATTTCACTCGAATGTATAACCTCAGTACGATTGATGAATATGATCATACTTTAGATAAATTCAGTGATGGTACAACAAGACCTTCAGTTTGGAACACTCCAGGAAAGGGTATATACACTGATTATTAAAATAATTTAACTTTAATTAACAATGACTAAAAAACAAAATTTAAATAAAACCACATCATATTCACCAGAAACGAATCCTGGTAAAATTATAGAAGAGTTTATGAAATTCGTTACGATACAAGATAAACCAGAAAATCTTAAGAAAAAAGTTGAATTAAAACTTGATCTTGCTAACGATACATCTCCCAATGCTGGCTTATCAACCTCCACGATATATCCACCGGAAGATGTTTTTTTACCAGATGATGATGAAGACGGTTATGATTTTAGCCCTAAAATTGATACATCCGCCGATATAGATGATTCTCCATTTTCTGTAAGGTATCGCTATTCCGCGGATCCTGTAAAAACTAAATCAAGATCAGAAGATAAAGAACATGAGGTAACTATTAAACCTGGAAGAAAAGAAAAAAATATTAATTGTTTAATTAATTACCTTAAAATGGGTGACTTAGATTCTTTACATTATTATCTAATTAAAAATAATTATATACATGAAGCAACAGATTGTTTTATTTTTGATCCTGATTTAAATATACATATAACAGATTCAGAATCCTTTATGGCTATCTATCGTAAGAATCTAAGTTCATGTCTTAATCTAATCTTTAATAGATTTACTAAAAACTTAGAAAAAATCGAACACGAAGATATACCTAAAATAGACGAGGATAATATAAGTAATATTAGAGATAATTTGAAGAATTTCTTAATACTTGTATATCTAACACCTCGTGTTGAAAAATGCAGTTTTATAATAAGAACTAATGAAGAATTAAATCATATTATAAGGGAATCTTTAAAACGTGGTGTGAATATAGATCCGGAAATCTTGGAGAATGATTTTGATTTTGAAGATTTTAGAACGCGTAATATCGGGGTAAAATTTCTATTCATAGGTGATAAAATTAACACGTTATTTTTGACACATGACGGTATGGAACTACCATATGTTTCTAATAACATGTTTTTATATTTTAATGAAGTTAAACCTAAAAAAGAACTTGTATGTAAAGAAACAGAAGATGAAATAGTTATTATTAACGGTAAAAAATATTCTAAAAGCCTCGTTGAAGGCATGATAGAATGTAAGATTGAGACTTTACTCAATAATTTGGAACTAGAAAAGATCATGGAAAGTTCTATGAAACCTGAAGATGATCTTAGTAATATTAAAATCTTATAATAAATAATTTATTATATTGTATTCGTGAGAATGGATGTTGAAGTTGAATAAAATACAATATTAAATAACATGTATTTAACAATTGATTATTTAGAATTAATTAGAAATAAATTAATTATTAACGAGTATTTAAATCTTTTAAAATTAAGATATGTTGAAGAAAACACGAGCTTCCCCTACGAGTTAGACCCTAGGTATATGGACATATTAGAATCTAAAGGATTTGTTGAGCACGACCCACAAAATGATGGGTATATATTATCCAGTAAAGGTAGAAGTTTCTTTGAGGGGGATGATTTATTTGAAGAATTTTATAAATTATATCCTACATCAGTAGAAACTGGATTGGGTAGAAGAGCTATATCTGCAAAAGATCCTAATAGTACTTCTGGTAAGCAAACTCACGAAATCTGGAAAAGGGTTACTAAAAATAAACCTGGACTTCAAAAAAAGATTATTGATTGTTTAAAACGTGAGTTAGAGCATAGAAGGTCAACTGATTCTATGTCTTATATACAGGGTATTGATACTTGGTTGCGTAATGCAACATGGGAGAAATGGGAGGATATTCCTGAACAAAATAATAGTAAAAATTATACAAAATTGTGATAAAATATTTGGGAATATAGCATATTATGTGTATTTTTGTGAAGTTGATTTGAAAGGAGAATATGCTATACGAAGATGTTTTAAAAGAATTATCGTTAAATAAACAAAGGAGAAAATCTGGTGATGTGATTGCTATACCGTGGTCGCTTCCTAGATTGTCAACTGTATTACCAGGAATAGAACAAGGTAGATATAATTTAATCAGTGCTTCACCGAAGGCAGGGAAGACCCAACTTGCTGATTTTCTGTATGTTTACCAACCCGTTGAGTGGATTATAAATAATTCTGGTACTGATATAACACTTAAGATATTTTATTTTTCATTAGAAGTATCTAAGGAGAATAAGATTAAATCTGCAATGTGTTATAAATTATATAAAGACTATGGTATATTAATAAGTCCTCAAAAGCTTAGTTCTATATTTAGTAATTATATATTAGACGATGAAATAGAGAAAATTCTTGGTGGAGAAGAATTTAATTCTTGGTTTACCAAGTTTAATAGTATAGTAACTTATTATGATTCCATAAGAAATCCTTATAGTATATTTCATTTAGTTAAGTCTTATGCTGAACATCCAAGTAATGGGACGTATACTTATAAAACTATATCTTGGCAGAATGAAGATAAAACATATACTCCAAGAGAAGTTAGGGATAGATATATACCAGCAAGACCTAATGAATATGTTATAGTTTTGGTAGATCATATAAGTTTATTACAAACTAGCACAGGGGAAACCCTACATCAAACAATAAATAAATTCAGTAGTGAATATTGTTTGGAAATGCGTGATAAATGGAGATATATTCCAACTATTGTTCAACAACAATCAGCAGATTCATCACGAGCACAATTTAATTATCGTGGTGATACTATTATAGATAAAATAAAACCCGACTCAGAAGGATTATCTGACTGTAAATATACTGCTAGGGATGTTGATTTAATGGTTAGTTTATTTTATCCACATAGATATAATATTAAAAAATATGAAGGAATTGACTTAGAAAGATTAGGAGATAATCATAGAGAATTTATTATTAACTTAAATAGAAATGGTATTAGTAATGCAACAATTCAATTACTATTTCTAGGATCAAGTTCATATTTCGAAGAATTACCTCGTGAATTAAGTGAATTTGATTATATAAAATATGAAGAAATATTTAAAAAACAGATCTAATGAATAGTGCGTTAATAGGAATTGTGGGGCCAAGTGGGAGTGGTAAGAGTTCATCATTCTTTCCAGAACCAGAACTTGGTATTGTAGGATTAGATCCAAAACAAACATTCATTATTAATGTAGCAGGAAAACCTTATCCATTTGGTGGCTGGAGAAACTTGTATTTTCCATTAACAGCTAAGAATGATAAAGGTAATTATATTAATAGTGAAGATGCAGATGTGATTGTCAAAACAATGACTTATATTGATAATAATCGTCCTGAAGTTAAGAACATTGTTGTTGATGATTTTCAATATTTGATGGCAATGGAATTTGTCGATAAAGCCATGATTAAAGGCTATGATAAATTTAATGAAATTGCCATGCATTGTATGCAAGTTTTAAATACAGGGCGGAAATTACGTGGTGATATTAAGACTTTTATTTTAACTCATTCTGAAGATGTAGAAATAGGTTTTGGTAATGTAGTTAAGAAGATTAAAACAGTTGGTAAAATGGTGGATGATAAAATTGAACCAGCCGGACTGTTTACTGTACTTCTATATACCAAGACTACTTGGGATGATACAGAAAAAAAGACTATATACCAGTTTGTAACAAATAGAGATGGAGAATATCCTGCCAAAAGTCCTTATGGTATGTTTAAAGATTTATATATACCAAATGATTTAGGATATGTAGCATCTTGTATTGATAAATTTGAAAATAAAGTAGTTAACAATAAAATGTAAATATTATGTCAGTAGATTTAAACAAAAGTGATGAGTTCGTTAAGGAATTTAAGATTTTTAACGACGGGACAGCGGGGATAGTGGAAAATGTTAGAATTTCTATTGAAAAGAGGAATCCTGGTTCGGATGATAAAAAACCAGCTTATAAAGTTATAGCAACTGACGCTACAGGTGCTTCAATAAATGAAGGATTTTATTACCAAGAGCCAGATTCTCCAGCATTTACAAAATATCAAGCACAAAGATTAATAATGCTTGCAAGAGGTGTATTAGGAGAGAAAGTTGTATTTCCTATCTGGAATACTCCAGCAGAGGTATTAGATGGTGTTATGAAAATGGTAGCACCTGCTTTTAATAAACCCTTTAGAGTAGCGGCATGTTATGGAACTACAAAGAATCCAAGTCAATATTTAGGATTTAGAAACTTCGGTAGTTTTATTCAACCGATGAATGAAGAAAATAAATTATCCTTCACGAGTAGTGATAACATGGTTAAATTTGTTCCTCAACCTACAGCAGCTGAGACATTAATTCCTAAAGTAAATAAACCAAGTGAGGATGATTTACCATTTTAATTTTGACAATTTATAATCGTGACAAATAATAAATTGTAGTTTATTTAGTAATTATAGGGGGTATTAAAAGTACCCCCTTATTTTGCTCCTATGTTGAAATTGGTATACAAGACAGACTTAAAATCTGTTGGTCGATATAATCTGCCGTATGGGTTCGAGTCCCATTAGGAGCACTAACCAATACCAAAGTTATGAAAGAATTAAATAAAGATTGGAAAAAACGGGATTCCCTAATTTGGGGAGATAAACCTCCACACTACATAGGAGGTGTAGCTTATTTTGTAATAACACCAAATACATTAGAGGTTCTTATAGAAGAAGGATTTGCCAATCCTGAAGAAAAACAAAATGATTCCTATACCATAGAGGAATTCTTAAAATTTTGTAATAAATATCCAGGATATGATTTAACATTACATGGATATGCAGTGTCACAGGACAGACCTGATTATAGAGTTACCATAGAAGGTATTGAATACTTATCTGATATACCGATATACAAAAAACTACAAGATGAATTTGAATTGTGGTTTAATAATGCAGATGATTTTATCTGTGATTCTAGACAACTTTATTGTTGGTATGATTAAATTTTATTAAAATTAATAAATTATGGAAGAAAGAAAATTATCTGGAGAGCTTTTAAGGTTAGCTGTGAAAAAAGGATTTTATGATAGCTGGGGTCCACACTGCACACCCAAGGTTATAAATACCAATCCGTCAGTACTCAGAGAGTGGTTGAGAGAAAAATACAATATAGATATTGTAATAACTCTTGATACATTAAATATTTTAGATGATATTTATAAAGATGTCAAAAAATGGTATAAATATAATATATTTTCTAATGGTACATTATTAGGTGGGGAGATTCCCACTATTTTTACAGATTACGAAGATGCATTAGAAGGAGGTCTTAGAATTGCTTTGTCATATATACCAGATGAAGAAACTAAATCTAAATTTACAGTAGGACAAAGAGTATATAAACCTAGAGGATATAAATTTCCCGGAACCATAGTATCTGTCTTTAATACTACCAAGGGAGAAAGACGGGTTGTAGTAGAAATGGATAAATATGGATTACTGCATATTTTTAATGAATCGCAATTAGAAATACAACAATAAAAACTAAAATTATGAAAAATCTTTATTTTTGTGTTAGTAATGGCACTTCTTTGTTAAACAAAAAACTTCCATATGCTACTAAAGAAGCTATAGTAAATTGTAATGAAATGTTTTCAATGATTGAGGAAGTTGATACAAACTTAAATATGGCTTTATCTACTAATAAAAAAGATTTTAAAAAAACTGTTAAAAGATGGTTATATGAACTTGGAGATGACGATGAATAAAAAACCAATAAAAGAAGCTTGTAAAAAGTGTAGATATTTTACTAAAAATCCTAAACATGGATGTTTTAAATGTTATACACTAAACAATTGTCCTGCTTACAAAATCTAACTAAATTATAAAAACTATGAAGAAATTAGAAGAAAATAAATTAATTGCCGAATTTATGGGATATTCTAGTGAAGATGGTTATTTTGATTTTTACAATTGGGAAACTTTAATGCCCGTTATTCAAAAACTAGGAAGTATACAAAATTGTTTTGTTAATTTTGATTTTCGTAATTCTAATGAAGAAGAGACTTGCGGGGGAACTGAAGATGACCCAAGATTTGGATCACCTAGTCATTCTCTTAGTCTTTATTATCGTGTTAATAAAGATAGAGTAAGATTAGAATTTAATATTTATGAAAATATTTCAGCAGAAGACAAACCATTGCTTGATATTGCATGGGAAAGTATAGTTAAATTCATTAAATGGTATAACCTTAATATAAAATAATTTATTATGTCAACACTATTTTATCACGGAAAAACTACCGATGATCGAAGATTTACGATCGCGGGTATTCTGAATCATGATTCCACGGCTTTTAAGCTCGGAATAGCTATTTGTAGCGAACGAGAAATTTTTAATAGGAAGACTGGTAGAATAAAAGCTGGATCTCGTGTGTTAGGATCAGCTAAGAGGGGAGTAATAACTTCACCTCCTATAATGAATAAAGAAAGATACTACAAAGATTTTGTAGACGTCTGTAAAGAATTTGATGGGATAGTTCATTCTAGAGAATTAAAAAAAATCTTTAACTTGGATAATAGTGCCTATTGATTTAAATGATCCTAAGTTTCTTAATGATCAAATAACAAAAGAAGATCTTTTTAGGAAACATACAGATTATGAAATCTTTAAATATTATTTAAGGAAATTTCGAAATAGGGGTTGTTATCGTAGTCCTTTAAGAATGGATGATAGCAACCCTTCTTTTAGTGTTTTCTATAGTAAACAACATGGGTGTTTATTATTTAAGGATTTCGCGGGGTATCGTGGGGACTGTGTAAGGTTTGTTCAATATTTATTAGGACTAAAAAGCTATCAAGATGCTATAGAAAGAATAGCATATGATTTGGATAATTCAATTCCAGTACCTCAAAAAGAATATATTGCTAAGTTAGAATCCAAAAAATCTTATGTTAATATTAAAATAGTACATGATGATTGGAAAAATAGCGATATATCTTTTTGGAGATCATTTCATATAAGTATTTCAACATTAGAATTATTTAACGTGATACCCATACGTGGATTCTACTTGGAAGACGTGTATATAGAAACGAAAGGGCCGGCATACGCTTTTATCGAGTATAAAGATGATATTATAACGTACAAGATATATAGACCTTTTGCCAGTAAGAAAAATAAATGGAGAACAAATCATTCCTTTGATGTCCATCAAGGATATTCACAACTCCCTTCTACAGGAGAGCTACTAATAATAACTAAATCATTAAAAGATGTAATGTGCTTATACGAAACCGTGAGAATCCCTTCTATAGGAATACAATCTGAAAGTACTTATATAAAAGAATCAGTACTGGATGAATATAGAAGAAGGTTTGATAACATAATCATATTATTTGATAATGACAAACAAGGAATTGAACTTGCTAATTCATATAAAGAGAAATATGATCTGTCATATATATTATTACCAGAACAATATAACAGTAAAGATTATAGTGATTTAGTTAAAAACTATGGAAAAATATTTGCAGTTTCAATATTAAATAAATTACTAAATATTAACAAGTAAAATAATTAACAAATGGCTAAAATAATTGGAATTCCCGGTTGGAAAGTTGGGGATAATTCTTTCGGAGTTACAACACCATATTTAGAATTTTTTAGTCAATATGGCGTGGTGAAAATATTAACCCCAGAAGAAGAAGTAAATAAAGATATAGATTTATTAGTTCTTCCCGGTGGTGCAGATATAGATACAAATAGGTATAGTTCCATACCTTCTTTGAAAACGGGTAGACCCGATCCTATTAAAGAATATTTTGATATAAATATATTACCTAAGTATATTGAAAACAAAATACCAATATTAAGTATCTGTAGAGGAATGCAATCAATAGCAGTTATGTTTGGAGCAAAGCTAGTACAACATATTATTAACCACGAGACCAATGATGAAGATAGAAGTTCACGTGTTCATGGGCTGGCGTTTATGAATGATGGTTTTAAAAAAGAATTATTTCGTTGTTATGAACTACCTAGCCAAACTTCTTTTAAAGTAAATTCATTACACCATCAATGTATTCTTAGCTCAAGTTTACCAGAACACTTAAATATCTTGGCGGTATCTAAAGGTAAATTTTCCATGTCTTGTGTAGAAGTAATAATGCATTCTGAATTACCCATTGCTGGAGTTCAATATCATCCTGAAGAATTGATGAACGATATAATTTCAGAGTATTTAATAAACTTATTAATATCTAAAAAATAAAATTATGACTAAAGTATTTGTTTATGGATCCTTATTAAAAGGGATGGGAAATAACCCGCTATTGAAAGATTCTAAGTTATTAGGAGAAGCTAAGATTACCGGGTTTACAATGTTAGACTTAGGATGGTTTCCTGGTATTATACATGATGAGAAAGCTGTTATTCCCATAAAAGGAGAAGTATATGATGTTGATGAGATAACATTACATTATTTAGATCGTTTAGAAGGGTATAATCCTTTTAACCCAAAATCTGGATTATACAATAAAGCGACCGTGGATACCGATTGGGGTAAAGTTATAGTATATACATATAACAGAGCTAGTAAAGTACCGGTTGATCGTATAGTCCATACCGGTGATTGGAGACTTCATTATGAAAATAAACTTAATAATATGAAATAATCATGAAAAGAAGATACGCGCAAATAAGAACTAAGAATTTCACGGCAGAACCTTTTAGAAGAAGTATAATAACCAGTCGTAGTGCTATAATTAGATTGGGATCTGTAACACCTACAGAAAAAGCATTTCGTAAACCAAAAGCTCCAGGAAGTGTTATCGAAATAAATACTGTTAATGCAATTAAGAACAGTAGGAATAAATTATTGATGAAAGCTTGTTTTGATAAAAGAGATGTCCCGCAAGCAGAATGGTGGAGTGATGATAGATTTATAACAAGTGGAAATAAAATAGATTTTCCAATAGTTGTAAAAAGGGTTCATGGGTTTCAAGGCCGTGGAATGGAATTGATAGAAAATCAAGAACAACTTGATAACTGGTTGGGAAGACATCCCGATTGGAGTTCTACAGGATGGTATTTCGAGAAGTTTTATAATTATGCTCGTGAGTATAGACTCCACGTATCTAAGAATGGAACGTTCATGTGTTGGAGAAAATTAAGAACTAGAGATGCTGAGAATAGATGGTTTTTTAATTCCACGAATTGTAATTGGGTATCAGATAAACACGAGTTATTTGATAAACCAAAATGCTGGAAAGCCATGGAAAAAGCTGCTTTGGATGCATTAGAGAGTGTTGGACTCGATATAGGGGCTGTAGACATAAGAGTACAGTCTAATGATAGAGATGATCCAAAATTTATAGTTTGCGAGATAAACAGTGCACCGGCTCTCGGTAATATAGGAATAGAAAAATATAAAGAAGAATTAACAAAACTAATCCAAGATAAAAATAATAAATATGTCTAAAATAATCTTAGATGATTTTACAGAAGCAAGAACTTCTGAAGGAGCAAAAACGGCTAGGTTTGTTAGGGGGGTTCCAATGATAATAGCTCCTATCACGGACTATGACGTTATAAGATGTGGACAACCTATTGTTTTTGTAGGCTACTTTAATTGTTGTTCATTTGTTAGAACAACTATTTGTGATCAATTGTATTTAGTAGACCCAAAAATAAATGTCAATCTATTAGAACGTTGGGTAAGAGAGATAACTCCCGTGTATCCTGATTTAGATATAAGAATCATAAATATACCTGTATCTTCAATAAATATAAATTTTACACTATCTTATGATTTTAAAGATACAACATTTGCAAAATGTATATACGTGAGATATTCTAACAAGAAAAATCAAGTGGATTCTTACATGGCACATCATCTTATAAGAGCTCTATACCATAAACAGACAGTTCCTTTTATAAATCAATATTTCAAGATAAAGAAAGTTCTTCCTGATATGTATTTTTGGAACATAATATTTCTTTGTCAATTTGGATTTAAAATGTATCATTATTTTTGGTTCACGGATCATCGACTTTTAAACATGACCACGAAGAAAGAGTTTGAAAAGATATCCGAAGATTACCAAGGACATTCTTCCATGGAATTATTAGATAAATTTAAAACATCTTTTCCTAGCGAGATGCTTGAAGAGATGAAAACGCTATATCTACAGGGTAGGTTTGGTTTGGTAGCCTCTAATCTTGGAACGGTTAGATATGTAGTTCCCAAAGAACATGTAAAGAAAGATAAGAGTAACGCATTAAGATTCTTCAGGGAATACAAAGTATTATTTGAAAATACTGCTAATTATCTTATAAGAAATGATGAATACTATGTTAAGTATTACCCGAAAAATAACTTTAATATTGTAAAAACATGAAAATAATAAGTTTAGGATCTGATCCAGAATTTTTTGTTTTAGATGAGAATAAAAATCCATATCCAGCTACTCCATTTGCAGAAGGTGATAAAGCTAGACCTAAGAAAATAGACGAATTAGGTAATGGATTTTTTGAACAAAGGGATAATCTATCTTTTGAAGGTAATATACCTGTAAGCCATTCCAGGGAAGAATTTATAAATAATATTACAAAGCTCAGAAAATATTTCGAAAATAAAGTATCGAAGTATGATTATAGCATATCTCCAAATGGAGTTGAATATTTTCCAGACAGAATGCTTGAAAGTCCAGAAGGTATGGAGTTTGGGTGTTCAACTGTTGTAAGTAGTTGGGTCAGTAAAAATAAAATACGAGAATCTAGGCCCACTCCCTCTTTAATAGATGTTAAATATAGAGTAAGCGGATTTCATATTCATTTTGGCCTTGAAAAAGAACCCACGGATCCAGTATTATCATGGGATCTACTCATAGGTAGGTTATTTGATGTATTTTTAACGATACCAAGCCACAATATAAAACCAGAACCAGAGAGACTACAATCTTATGGTTTATATGGAATTATTAGACCCAAGATATATGGTGTAGAATGTAGGACACTAAGTACATTCTTTACACAAGAACAATGGCTTCCCTGGGTTTGTGATCAAATTGAAAAAATGGAAAAATTTATTAACGAATGTCATAAAGAGGATTTATTTACAATAATAACGGATGCATACGTGCCTGATAACATTGATTATAATCTTTCTAATGTATTTAGAAGATTTAAAAATAAAAACATGTTAAAAAATTATGAAGAAACTGAAAAATATTATTAAAAGTATGAATGAAAAAGTTTTTAAGGTCTATATCAATATTTTAATGGTATTATTATTAATAATACAATTATTATTAATATTTAATATTAATGAAAATATAATTTACGCATGTGGTTTATTTGCTTTTATTGGAAATAATCCCGGGAAATACTTTAAATGGGATAAATTCAATACCCTGGGACTTTTTAATGATGAACGAGGTGGGGACGCGTGTGGGAGGATAGTTAATAATAAAGTCTGTTGGGGTGTTGATAAATTGAAAAAATACAAAGATTTTGTATGTGAAGTTAATAACACACCTATTAGAGTCAAAAGTAATGTGGTATTAGGACATTGTAGAAAAGCAAGTTCTGGTGGAAAGGCGGATATCTATGCTCAACCTGTAGTCTTATTTAAAGATGATATAATCATGGATAAGATAAAAGATGAAGTCATGATAGAAAGACTTGGTAAAATGAAAGATGATGACATCGTGTTTTCTGGAATTCATAACGGCACGATAGAAAATTACTTAAAACTTGCCGAAAACCATGGTATAAACATTGTAAATCATAATGATTCAAGAGTATTATTAAGTATATTATTTTATGAAGAATATGAAGTTCTTTTAGAATATGAAGGAACGGCTGCCCTGATTTGGCATAATCATGTTCTAAATCAAACTTTTGTCTATAGGGGAGAATCAAAATTATGGAGTACCTCGGTAGACACTAGTGAAGAGAAACCTTTGTTTGGATGGAAAGTAGCTGACAATAATTGGTATTTATCTTCGATAAGTGATTCACTGAGTTTCATACAGTCAAAGAAAAGTGAAGTATTGGAAGTAGAATCCAACAAATTATTTAAATTTGTAAATGGCGAATCAGTATCTGAAACTATATATGATAGGTCAAAATGTACTCAAAATAAAATATATAATAAAAGTAACACGTACAACCAATCTAGATTGGATTTCGAAGATTCTAGGTATGGATATTCTAAAAGTACGCGTTACCCAGCTTTACGAAGTTATAACGCGTATGAAGAATTTGATGAATACGGTAATTGGGTATATAAAGATGATCTTCCTTGGAAAGATTCAAGTCTAAAAGATTCTCCCAAGCGTGTACAGTTTACAAGACATATTTATAATGATACTTACTCTAGTGAAAGAACAAGTCTCGAAATACCTGAACAACATGATGATTCCCTTAAAAGATCTATATATAATAAAGGTAGGTATTGGATGAATAATAACCTTATGCATGGAGTCTATCCTTTATCCGTGAGCGGTATTATATCTCCAAGCATATATGCTAAAAATATAATAACATTAAAACTTTACTATTTTGTAGAAGGCATTATGCTTGATAGTGTTCAATCTTATTATAAAGCTTTAGATATACATAGGAAATTTATGAACACCATTCTAAAGGATTATCCCAGTAATGTTACAAAAGAGGAGAAACTATTAACGTTTAAAATATCTAAATACGCGAAATACGCTATCACACCTCTTCTGAATTTTACTGATAGAGAGTCTTGTTTTTCTACTATAGATCTTGGTAATAAAGATATAAATAATAATTATTTTACTGGAACGATAAATCCCATATTTTCCAGAAGGTCTTATAGATATAATACTGGTAGATTAAGTAATATTTATGATACAGGTTTGATTAAAAATGCTGTTCATGATTATTCAGATAACGAACAAGCAAATAAATATCTTAATGAAAGTAATAGTGATAATCCAAAAGATCCCTGGTACGTGGGAAAGAACCTTGTAAATTTCCCAGATCTTATAAATCCAATGTCTCCATTTCAAGAATTCTTAATGGATTATTGTGATTTTAGTGGTTATATTACAAATGGTAGTATATTAGATAATGAAACTATTTTTATGATAAATTACATGAGGGATTTTGACAAGAGAACCATAGCTAAATGTGATGTATGCTCTTCAAAAAACTCATCACTAATAAGAAATTGTGCAAGTTGCACTAACTTAAAAGACAATTTTAATGATATTAAATACGATAAATCTTTATGGAGTATATGAAGGAAATTTCAAAAGTTGTTGTAACATTTGATGGTACTGAAGCTTATAGAAAAGATTGTAGGTATATAAAAGGTGGATTCTATAAGATGAATTCTCAATGTTTCTATATAAATGGAATGTGGTATCGTATTAACAGTGGTAAAATAGCATTCGATCACGAATTAAAAGATTGGATATTATTAAATTCAAGTAGTGGACTACATAATGGTGTTATTAAACTTGAAAATAGTAAACCCGTCATGGGATTGTTCAGTGAAAATAAAGATAAGAATGTTATTTTATTTTATAAGGGATATGAATACTGGGTTTTAGATGAGAAAATATTATTGGATTGTTCTCGTATAATAGAGGGTGTGAATGGTAAGTATTATTATAGCGATGAAAAAAGTATTCCTATATCTTATACTAAAAAACTTAGACCACAAAAAGAGAGGTTTTATTCATTTTCCTTTAATTATGGAAGTGAGCCATTAATACCAGAATTCACGAGTAACTTCGAAAGAAATTTTATAGGTAAACCATTATTATCAAATGCTTGGGAGCAATTAGACTCATACACGTTTGGAGTAGAGTTTGAAACACATCGTGGAACTATTCCAGAAAAACATCTTGTTAATAACGGGTTAATTGCTTGTAGGGATGGTAGTATTGAGGGTTTTGAATATACTACCATACCATTATCTGGAGATAGGGGTATTCGTTGTATAAAAAACGCGTGTTGGTTACTTAAGAAATATTGTTCTTGTAGTCCTAACGAGAGCTTACATATTCATGTAGGTGGTTATCCAAGATCTACAAAATATATTTCATCTCTTTACAGGCTTGCTTTAATAGTTGAAAAAGAGATATATTCATTATTTCCAATGTATTATGCTAATACTTCTGTTTTTAAAAGAAAAGGATATTGTAATCCTCTTTATAGAGTAGGTGAAGACAATAGGTTGAGCAGAGAAATATTTTCCAAAATTTATAGACATCTTAGTGGTGATAGAGAGGGTTTTGTTAAATTTCCAACAGAACTCCACCCACTAGATAGAAGTGGTCAACATAAATGGGATGTATCTCCTCGCTATTATTGGATAAATTTCATTCCCTTGATATGGGGTTCTCGTGGTACTATAGAATTCAGATGTCATCCCCCGACAGTAATCGCTCAAAAAGTAATTAACTGGCTATTTATAATAGTTGCATTATTAAAATATGCACGAAAAAATGTATCATCACTAGTATATTGTGTTGAATCTGATTTGCCTAAGTTGACTTTAAAAGATATTTTACAATCTGTCTATCCTCCAGAAATTACTAAAATATTATGTAATTATATTACAGCAAGAAAAATACATTATCATGATGGCAATGATTCCGTTGGAGAAACGGAGATCTTTTCAGAAGAATACACGGATATATTTAAGTTAGAAGAGTTTGTTTAAATATTAGGGAGATGGATAATCAAAATATAGATAATAATATAAAGCTTTTTATAGATCGTTCTAAAAACCTTTATGAAAAAATATTTAATGAAAATGTTGAAAATTCATTTGAATATATTATCTTTGCGCGTGGTAGTTTTAATCCATTAAGAATGAAAATTCAAAACGAGTTAGATCATATTTCTGAAAGATTAGAGGAATGCGATTCTTTAGTGGAAAGAAATATTCTCAGAAGACGCAGAGATGAATTAAAAGAACTCGAAGTAATGTTAATGGAATATATAGAAAATATTATTGAATAAAATTATGGAAAGCCCAATAGGTTTACTAAAAAAGATTGAATCTTTTAAGACAGAAGAAGAATATAGGGAATCACCAGCCATGTCTTATTCTATTTTTAAAGATATATATGATAACCCAGAAATCTTGTTATCACCGAGAGAGGAGAAGAAAGATGAATGGTTTGTCTTCGGGAGGGTCACGGATTCATTATTGACTGATACTACCGAGATATTTGAGAATAAATTTGTTATCAATGAGGGAACTACACCATCAGAGCAATATAAATTGATATCTGATTACATTATCGAAAAAGAATATGATGTTAATAATCTTACAGACGATCAAGTATTAGAATGTTTTGATGCTGCTGGTTCCAAGGTAAATTGGAGCGTTACTACTAAGAATCAAAAGATATTAGAAAATTGCACAGGGTATATAGATTTTATTAGTAAAAATAAAAATAAAACTATTATTAGTAAAGATTTATTTAATGAAGCTAATAATATTGCTAACTTATTATTAACTCATAAATGGACTCGTATTTTATTCATGAGTGAAGTAGAACAGGTAGCTTGTAATATTGAAATTTATTACCAGTACAAAATAAAATATATCTTCAAAGATATCATGTTTAAGAGTATGATGGATATATTGGTTGTCGATCATAACTTAAAAAGAATATATCCTTATGATATAAAAACAGGAACTGATTCTCCAAGATCTTTTCTAAAGAACGCTGTATATAGATATAAATATTTATATCAAGCTGCTTTATATAAAGAAGGAATAAAAGCCTTTATAGATCGTCCAGAGTTTAATGGATATGAAGTAGGTGATTTTAGATTTGTATATGTAAGTAGAATAAAGCCTTTATACCCAGTAATACTTAGAATATCTGATATCATGCACTATTCTTTTATGAACATGGGATTACTAGGCAGGTATTACTTACCTAGCGTGGAAGAAGTGATATTAGCACTTAAACATTATATAAATAAGATAGAAATGGGAGAAACTAAACTACTCCCGTATGATTTAGATCTACAAGAAGGTGAGTATGAATTAGAAGAAGATTTATATAACACGATGATGTATAATTATTAATTAAAATTATTATGTATAAGAGAAGTGAAGTTGAAAAAAATGCTGTAAGTTATTTTAAAGACGAGCTTACAGCAAAAGTGTGGTTGGATAAATATGCTCTTAAAATAGATAATGATAATTTTATTGAATCTAATCCAGATGATACAATAAAAAGAATAGCACGAGAATTATTCAGGATAGAACAAAAATATCCTAATCCTTTAGATTATACTACTATCCATGGTTTATTATCTGGATATAAGAAATTTGTATTAGGTGGTTCATGTTTATTTGGGATTGGAAACGATCTCACGCTATCTACATTGGGGAATTGCTTCGTGGTAGATTCCCCCGTAGATAGTTATGGCGGAATTTTCAAGACTGATCAAGAATTAGCACAACTAATGAAACGTAGAGGTGGAGTAGGTGTTGACTTAACTACATTGAGAGCCAAAGGATCTAAAGTTAATAATGCTGCATCCACTTCTACGGGATTAGTCTCTTTCGCGAAAAGATTTTCTAATACAACAAGAGAAGTAGCACAAGAAGGTCGTAGAGGAGCTTTAATGCTTTCCTCCGGGATTAACCACGAAGATATTAAGGAATTCATAACCTGTAAAGATGATAATAGTGAGATAACAGGAGCTAATATATCAGTAAGGGTTTATGATGATTTCATGGAACATTTAGATGAACCTGAAAATAAAAAAACTTGGGATTTATTGATTCACCAAGCTTGGAAAAACGGGGAACCTGGAGTATTATTCTGGGATAAGATAGTAAAAGAATCTCCAGCTGATTGTTATGAAGATTTTCAAACTATAACTACTAATCCTTGTGGAGAACTACCTCTTTGTGCTTATGATAGTTGTAGATTATCTGCTGTTAATTTATTTGCATACGTGAGAAACCCTTTTACAGAAGAAGCGTATTTTGATTTTAAAGTATTTGCAAATGATGTTTATAACATGCAGAAACTAATGGACGATGTTGTAGATTTAGAAAGAGAAAAAATACTTAGAATCTTAGACAAGATAGAAAAAGATCCTGAAGATTGGGGGATTAAACGCGTTGAGACAGAGCTTTGGGAAAGTATCTTAGGCAGGTTAATTGATGGCAGGCGTACTGGATTAGGTCTCATGGGACTCGCGGATACTTTTGCAGCCATGGGTTTAAAATATGGTAGTGAATCATCAATGTATTTAGCTATAGCTATTCTAGAAGATATGGCCACGTATTCTTACATGTCTTCTATTGAAATGGCTAAGGAAAGAGGGACTTTTCCAGTATGGGATATAAACAAAGAATCTAAAAATCCTTATATAAATCGTGTATTAAATATACTAAAAGATAGATATAAAGATTATTACAATTTATATAAAAAGAGTGGTAGGCGAAACATAGCAAATCTTACTATAGCTCCCACGGGAAGTATTAGTATACTTGCTGGTGTTAGTAGTGGTATAGAACCAGTATTTGCATTATCATACTTTCGTAGAAGAAAAGTAACTAACGATCATCCTAATAAGAAATTCCAAGATAAACAAGGAGATTGGTGGGAAGAATATCCTATACTTCATAAAAACTTTAAAAAATTTATTGATATTGAATGTGAAAAAGTAGCATCTATTGACGATTTAACTCAAGGAGAAATAGATGCATGGCACCACGAATCTCCTTATAAAGATTCCACGGCTCATGAAGTTAATCCTTTAGATAAACTTAAACTACAAGCTGCCATTCAACCATTCATAGACCATTCTATAAGTGCAACTTACAATTTACCAAATGATATTTCAGAAAAACAAGTAGATGAATTATATCGCGCGGCTTGGAAACTTGGTTTAAAAGGGTTGACCGTGTATAGAGACGGTAGTAGAGATGGCGTGTTAAACTTACAACAAAAAGAAACTAAATTTAATAAATATGACGCTCCTAAAAGACCAAAAGACCTTGTATGTGATATACATAATGTAGTCATTAAAGGACATACTTGGAAAGTCTTTATAGGATTATATGATGATGACCCATATGAAGTATTTGCTATTAATGGTGGAGCAGACAAGATACCTGTTAGTAGGGGGATACTTCGCAAAGTAAAAAAGGGTCGTTATGACCTTTTATCTTCATCAGGAGAGACGATCGTGGAAGATATAACACATAATATGTCTCAAGATGAAGAAGCCTTTACAAGAACTATTTCGTGGGCTTTACGGCATGGCGCAAAACTCGAATTTGGAATTGAACAATTAAATAAATCTGAGGGGGACATAACATCCTTTAGTAAAGCTATCGCTCGTACATTGAAAAAGTATGTAAAGAATGAATTAATTAGAACAACTCCTTGTCCTGATTGTGGATCAGAAATGATTTCTGAAGGAGGATGTTTTATCTGTAAAAACTGTGGTAATACAAAATGTGAATAAAAATGAAACATGTTGAATATTTAATAGCTAAGGAGGGATATGTAAAATCTAATGGAACTATATGTCCATATTGTGGAAGTGATGATTTATATTCAAGCCATGAAGATTATGCCTTTCATGAAGATAGAAAATATTATCATGAAATGTCTTGTAGAAGTTGTAAAAAGAGATGGTATAGTATATATCAATTAACAGGATTTTTACCATATGAAGAACAAGATAGTTGATTTAATAAAAATTATAGCATGTACTTCTATTTATCTAATATTTATAAAATAATTAATAATGATATATGTAATAGGAAATGAAGTAAATTATATCAATATCAGATCTTCCACGATAGAAGATATGGTTGATTATTTCTCTGGTAAAGATGAGATTGGTTTTGATACAGAAACTACTGGTTTTGATCCATATACTTGTAATCTCTTATCATACCAACTTGGTGATAGTCATAATCAGTTTGTTGTTGATGCAAATCAGTATCCTATAAATATTATAGAAGATTTATTAAAAAAGAAGTTACTAATAATACATAATGCAAAATTTGATTTAAAATTTCTTTACCATAATGATATATATCCTACTAGGATATGGGATACTTACTTGGGAGAATGTGTATTACATAAAGGAGATAAATCCGTTAGAAAGGGTCTTGATGCAACTTTATCGAGGTATACTATCTACAGTTTGAATAAATCTATAAGAGGTGTAATACATAGAGAGGGGTTCACGGAGAGAGTCATAAGATACGCGGCTGAAGATACAGAATATCTTGGATTGATAAAAGCTTTTCAAATATCTAAATTAAAACAATATGATTTAATGAGATCTATGGATCTTGAAAATGAATTTGTAAAAGTACTTACTTTTATAGAATATTCAGGCATCAAGTTAGATAAAGATCTCTGGACTCGCAAAATAATTCAGAATGAAAAAGACTATAAAGAAAGCTTGGATGAGCTTAATAATTGGATTATTGACAATAATTTGGTTAAGTATATTGACACTCAGTTGGATCTTTTTGATGATACTAAATCTACTACTATATCTTGGTCATCTCCCACGCAGGTTGTGGAATTATTTAAAAGTCTTGGCATTAATACACAAGTCCCGGATGAAAAAAATGGTGGATTTAAAGATTCTGTAGAAGCTAATGTACTTGAAAAACAAATAGATAAATCGCCTATAATACCAATATATCTTAAATATAAACAACAGGAGAAATTACTAAGTACTTACGGTAAAGCCGTGTTAGATAAAATTAACCCCGCAACAGGAAGAATACACACGCAGTTTACTCAAATAATGGATACTGGTAGATTATCTTCCGGTGGTAAAATGGGAGATCAAGAGACTATGAATATCCAAAACATACCAAGGCTTCCAGATAAAGATGATAGGATAGATGGTTATATATATGAAAGAGAGTGTTTTGTACCGGAAGAAAGTAATGTTTTTATAAATGCAGATTACTCCGGACAAGAACAGGTAGTATTTGCAAATTGGACTAAAGACCCAGATTTAATTGCTTTTTATAAAAGTAATCTTGGGGATATGCATTCATTTATCGCGTCCAAGATATTTCCAAAGTTAAAAGATGTTCCATTAAAACGTATTAAAGAAGAATATAAAGAAGAACGCCAAATAGCTAAATCCGCTGGCTTTGCCATAAATTATGGCGGAGATGGTAATACTATTGCAGATAATCTTAATTTACCGAAAGAAAGAGGTGAAGAGATTTATAATTCATATTTTAAGGCTTTCCCAGGGGTATCTGAATATTTTAAGAAAGCTACAGCGCAGGCGTTACGTGATGGTTACATCTTATTTAATGATATAAGTAAAAGTAAATGTTTCATTAGTTTTATAAATAAATATAGAGAAAAAGAAAAAATAGTTAACTCCCCGGGTTTTTGGGAAAAGTATCGTGAAGAAAAGAAGTTAAATTCTGATTTATACAAATATACTTTAAAACCAGATGTCAGTAGTTATTTTAAGTTACGTGGTAATATAAGCAGGATGGCTTTAAACTATCCAATACAGGGATCTAGTTCTGAGGTTACGAAGATAGCCTGCATTCACATATATAATTATATACTAGATAATGATCTCATGGATGTAGTTAAATTTCCTAATGTTATACACGATGAAGTATTACTTGAATGTCCTAAACACATGGGAGAAACTATGAAAAAAATAGTGGAAGATTGTATGGAAAGAGCTGGAAATGTGTATTGTAAAATAGTACCATTAAAAGCTGAAGCAAGTATTTGTAATTTTTGGAATCATTGATATGGAAGTATTAAGTATAGGAGATACACACGGTAATAATGTTTTAGAACGCGTGAAAGAATTAGTTCCTAAATATGATAAGATTATATTTGTTGGAGATTATGTAGATTCTTTCACGTTAGATAATATTACTATAAATAAAAATCTTATTGATCTTATAGAATTTAAGAAAGAAAATTTAGATAAAGTAATATTATTATTGGGTAATCATGATCTTCATTATTTATATGATGAAATGATACATAGATGTACTGGATATAGACCCGAAGTAAAATTTGATTTGCAAGATATTTTTAAAAATAATAAACAATTATTTCAATTAGCATTTCAAATTGATAATTATATTTGGACTCACGCGGGTATAACTACTGGATGGTATGAATATAGATTTAGCAAATTTTTAAAAGATAAGGAAGAAAAACCATTAGCAGATCAATTAAACCTTGCATTTGATTTATATGAAGAAACATTATTTGATGTAGGTTGGAGAAGGGGTGGTATTCAGGATGTTGGAGGCCCATTGTGGGCTGATAAAATAGAATTAATAAATAATCCATTGAAAAATTATCATCAAATAGTAGGACATACTAGATTGGAAAATATTAGAACTATATATAAAGATGAGCATACATCTATTACTTTTATAGATGTCATAGAGAATCATAAGAAAGAAAATGAACAATTAGATAAAAAATCTTTCCATTCTATAAGAATTTAAACATGAAAACATTAATTTTTGAAAATAAAGATAGATTATATTTTACATCAGATTTACACTTTGGTCATAAAAATATTATAGATATTTGTAATAGGCCTTTCAAGGATATAGAAGAAATGGATGAAATTCTTATTTATAATTGGAATTCTATTATAAAAAATAGCGATACAGTTTTTATATTAGGGGATTTTTGTTGGAAGTTAAATGATAAAACTATAAAACATTATATATCACGATTAAACGGGAATAAAATTTTTATTAAAGGTAATCATGATATAAATGAAAAACCATTTCCAATACTTTATGATGGGTTTGTAAATATTAAAGTTCGTGATGAGGATAATAAAACTTTTAATGGTTATCAATACATGACATTATGTCATTATCCAATGATGTCTTGGTATCAAAGCCATAGAGGTTCTTGGCAGTTGCATGGGCATTGGCACAATCTGAACATTACTCCCGAATACATGAAAAAATGTGAGGTTGAATATAATAATATAAGAAATAATTTAAGGGAAGAACATTTGCAAATGACAGCGACTCGTAAGTATCAATATGATGTAGGAGTAGATGGTAATCATTATAGACCCGTGTCATATGATTACATTAAAAATTTATTTAATAAAAATTTGGAAATTAAAAAATAATAATTTATTTTTGTAAAATATAGTGTCAATCAATTTAGTGAAACATCAATCCCGTGGGCTATCTAATACGGGATAGCCCACTTTTACTGCGGGTTACGTAGGAGTGGCTCCTCGCTAGGCTCATAACCTAGGTACACTTGTTCGATTCAAGTACCCGCAACTACACGGCATAATTATAACAGTGAAAAATAGGGGTTCGAATCCCCGGTGTGATGGTAAAGATGGCGTCGTAAGACTAAATGTATTCCTTTACCGTTGCACCCAGAGTTAGGAAGGTATGACTTATGATTATGCTAATTTTGTCCCGTGGTGTAATGGTAGCACATCTGCCTTTGGAGCAGGTAGTCTTAAGTTCAAATCTTAGTGGGACAACAATCGCATTCGTAGCTTCAATTAGTAGAAGCCTTGATTTGTAATCAGAAAGCTCTAATCTTAATAATTAAATATATGAAAGATTTTTCACAGTATCAACTTGGTTTAATCAAAAGTCCCGAAGATAAGAGGGATTACGTGTTTAGTAAGATCTATAAAGAAATAGATTTACCTAATAAGTACAGTTGCATGGATATAATGTTCCCGGTAAGAGATCAGGGATCCCAGGGTTCTTGTGCCGCCATGTCGGCTGCCGCTATGAAGGAATTCCAAGAAATAAAAGATGTTGGAATTAATAAGTATTTCAGTCCCCAATTTGTATATAATCTAAGAGATAACAAAGACGTGGAGGGGATGACTAATAGAAATCTCATGAAGATTCTTAAAGATAAAGGTATTTGTTTTGAATCAACGTTCCCGTATGGTAATCTTAAAAATCCCTCGAAGAAAGCTTTTGATGAAGCATCTAATTTTACAATCGAAAGTTACGCGAGAATCTACACTCTTGGAGAATTAAAACAAGCATTATTTATAAAAGGCCCCTGTATAGTAGCGGTACCTGTATATAACTACACGGATAAAATTTGGTTAAAAAGACCGGGAGATAAACTTTTAGGCGGCCACGATATGTGTGCTGTTGGATATGATGATGACGAAGAAGTAATCTGGATTAGAAATTCCTGGGGTCATGAATTCGGATTGGCTGGTTATACTAAAATGCCTTACTCAGAATTTGATTTAGCATGGGAATGGTGGACAGCAGTAGATGCTCAATCAGTATACCCCCCGATAGATCCCGTGAATCCTGAAAAAGTAGGTTGTTGGAGAAGATTCACTACTTGGCTGAAAAAACTGTTCAATAGGAAGAGCTGAGTTGAACGATCTATACCCAAGTAATAGTAAGTATCCAAAATCAAGTAAAGTGTCTTAAATCGCCTAAAAATGGCCTTAAAATCGAAAATTATGAATTATACTGTAAAAGCATATAAAATGGTCACTAAAGATAGGGACCTAACATTAGAAGACTATGAAAAAGTAGTTGCAAACTATGTTGAAGCTCGAAAAGAAGTAATTCGGTTAAAGAGTTTAGGTAATTATACTAATATAAGTATTAATGAAAATAAAGGGGGTGTTTAAAACCCCCTTATTTATCTACCAGTATCGAATAATATATATGGATTCTTTCTATATTGCTTAGATAATTCAAAGAATCTTGCAAGCTGGCTACCTCCATATGCCATCTGTATAGTATAGAAGAACGGTGGGGATACATCATACGGGGAGTCTTCACCAAATATAATATCTCTACCCTCGTCAAATAAATTCTTCGTGAGTTTTATTAAATCTATAAGAACGGCTGATGCTGGTAATGGATTTCTTATTATCTGTGCAAATTGCGCGGGACTCCAAACGAAGTTTAATTCTGAATTAGCTTTAGCAAATGTTTTAAAACAAAGTCTTGTAACATAGTTTTGCATATACCTCGGCTCCCCATCATCACCATCAGCACCTAAGAACAATAGCATAGCCATGAAGCTTAATATAGTTCTTAATTCTACAAGCATGGCTCTCATCTGCGCTTCTTTAGTTTCAAGATACATATCGAATGTAACTTGGTTAGGGTCTAAATTATTTTGAATAACCCAATCATTATACATTCGTTTCGCACGTATTATATTTGTACGTACTCTACGTGTCTTACCGAATTTATCTGTATATTCCTGGCTAACATTACCCCATCCATATTTAAAAGCAGCCCCAAAAGTAAATAAGTCAAATACTGTACGAGCTATGTTGGGAAGAACAATCTGGTTCCAAAAGTTATTTATCTTTTGAGCCTCATCCATTTCACTTGATGATAGTCCATATTCAGCAAACGCGGCTCTATATCTCCCCCAGATAATTGCTTGCCGCCTGGGATCATATTTTAATGCACCAGTACGTTCCTTAATAATTCCAGTCATCCAAGTCTTGAATTGGAACATCAGGTTGTATAATAATACTACATCAATTCTACTAATATCTTCTTGTGACAGAGAACCTATAATACTCTCAGAAGTAGACCTCACGGCATTTCTAAACATGATATAAGCATCCTTGTTAACAATATTTCCATCCTTATCCATGATGCCTTCTATACGTACTTTACCAGTCTTTTCATCCAATGTGGTAAGTTCCCAAATATTACGTATACCACTTGTATCTAAATCAGGTCTATTCAATCTTATTAAGGCATTCTTTCCCAATCCAAGTTTATTCTCAGTATCAATACCCCAGTTGAGAGCTAACCTATTAGCTATCTCATCATTAATCAATTCATCAGTCTTTCTAAGCGGAAAGAACATATTTCTTGTAGTTCCAAACTTAGTTAGGAAATTAGCAGATTTACTATCAGCAAGTGCTGTTATTGGATCTTCGGCATATACATCGAAAAATAATGATAATGCTTTATATTTTTTAAGATCCTGTATTCTATTCTTCGCGGCACCGGTAATATTTTCTTTTGTATAGTTAACACCTTTAACACTTTCAAAGAATCCAGCTACTCTACCAGCCACGAAAGCACCCAATCCAGGTATTATAGCGAATGATAATGCTTTCTTTGCATAGTAATTCTTTACTTTAAGCAAGAATTTAGTAAGCCTGGCAGAATTTCCAAATGAGTTATCTGATTTAAACTTAATACCATAGACATAGTAATCCATCACATCCTCGAAGAATTTATACGTGTCTGTATCAAATCCTTTCTTAACAGCATATTCTTTGATATTACCTAATACTTTTCTTCCAGATGAATCTAATACTTGTGTCCCACCTTGTTCAGCAGAAGGATCGGCCATCAGTCCTTTCATACCTATTATAATTGGTTCAATTTCACTCATGTTTTGATAATTTAGAACCATCTTAGAAAAGAGTAGTAGATTTTTACTTAAATCATATGACTTCCTAGTATGATCAACCTCGTTATTTTTATTCCTTAAAGGATTTAAAAAGAAGATTGGTATGGTTCTTTTCAAATCACCTGATGAGTCTCTATCTGATAGATACAGATCATCATTTCTCACGTTAAACGAGTCCCAAAATTCTGTACCTATATATTTCATGGCAGAAGTAAAGTTGTCAGTAGCTATACTTTCTGTCATTGTTTTTCGGATATTAGCTATAAAGTTATTAGGAAGTTTTCTATAATCAGATATACCAAGTATATTCCTGAATTGTTTATTATAACTAACATACATATTATAATAATCCAATAGTGGTTTAATACCACGTATTTCTCTATATTCATCAGATAGATTAGCTTCCTCAACTTCTGGTTTAAATACTAAATATCTTCTGTTACGTTTATTAGCCCAAGCAGTATTAGATTCCAAGAGGTTATTATTTATATACCAAGAATTTATGATATCTCTATATTTCTTAGGGTCGCCTTCATATTTGAACTTCATCCTCTCCCTGAAATTATCAAATCTTTTTTCGAAATTCTCTTTATATTTTTTAACATCAGGAATCATCAAGTATTTCTTAAGTTCTTCAGCTCCCTTTTCAGTATTTGGATTAGTATAGGCAGAATCAACTTTAGCATACAACTCGTTAGATAGCTTATTAACAAGATTACCCGTGTTAAAATTTATCATTTTTTTAAAAGCATCATACACGCTTATACCAGCTGATTTAGCCCACTCACGAACAGCTTTATCTTTCTCTGTTATATCGTCAGATATCTTGAATAATTCTTGTCGTTGTCCAAATAATTTATCCTGAATAAGGTTCCAAGCGGATCTAAAAATAGGATGTGCTATTTCAGATATCCTGGTGAAATTCCTTGTAAAGAAATCTAACTCTGTAATTGGCTTTAAATGACCTTTCTCATCCTTAGCCTCATCAACAATATGTTCTAGAGTTCTTTTCTCAACCTCGCGTTTAACATCAGCTAAAGCCATGTCTACATTTCCAGATATAGAGGCTAATGCTGATCTCAGTCTATTAAATTCTTTCGGGTCTTTCTCTTGTAGGTCTCTATAATATAAAGATGTGTCATCTATTATACTTGTATATATACTAATCTCTTGTTGTAATTCTATTAACTCCGTGTTATCCAAATATAACGGGTTAGGATTTTTCTTGGCATCAAACTGTGGAATATGTATACGTTGTTTTATTTCCGCGACAACTTCATTAGCGGAATTAATAATATCATATATCTCGCCATTCGTTAAAGTATGCCTTATAGACCTTCTAAGGGACGATATCTTCTCTTTCAACCTATCTCTCTCGCTAACGGTTAATGTAGATTCATTAAATTTTTTAGTGAGATTCTTAAGAAGGATCATCTGTCTTTCTATAAGTTGATTAATCCCCTCGTATGAAGTCTCTTCGCCAGCTACAGGTATTGGCTTAAGATATTGATCACTTTTTCTTCCAGTCCTACTACCCGCTTCTACAAGTTCAAGACTTTCGGTATAATAATCAAAATCACTTTGGGCATACTCTGGTTTTGCTTCAAGTCTTACATGGATAGGTATTAGACGTGTCTGACGAATAGATTTAACTCCCATCCTTTTCATGGCAATTCTTTTATATTCAGCCATGGTAAGCTCGTTATCTGCTATCTTATTCTCGTGAAGTAGGTCTCCCATCAACCCATCTTTGCCAAAGTTCTCACCCCATTTAGAATGAGTCGTCTTGTAGTCATATATTAATCCCGTGCCGTCAGAAAATATAGCATGTATATCCATTGTACCACCCCTGTCAGCTACCGGATCCAATATACGTTGTTCTACCAAGATAGTAACTTTACCTTCAGGGTCAATCTCTTTCTGGAGTTTTGTAATATCCTCATATAACTCATTTACTAAATTTTCTAATTCCAAGAAATTATCTCCGACCACGGCGTATTTCCCGGTACTTGCAGATTTCTTTACATCAGCTATCTTCTTCTGTCCTAATTTAACTAACATAAGATCAGCTAATACTTCATGCACACGACTACCAGCATCTTTCTTTCTTATAAAATCAGGTTGTTGTTCATATCTTTTTATAAACTCCGGCCCAGATCTGCTTGTATAAGCTTCTTTAGCTATATCAGAAAATCTACGTTTTATCTCGTGGTCAAAGACAGTATACTTAGCCCCTTCACCTGGAGGTAACTGCATTATATCCTGTAAGTATCTATATCTCTTAACTATGGTTTCAGCGGTATCCCCAGGGAATAGTTCGAATAATAACCCCTTGTTTATAAGAATATTTATAACCTGTTCTTTAGTTAGATTTATATCTTCGCAAGCCATAATCGTTTATTTTATAATCCACATACTAATTTTATCTCTCCCTTATCAATAGCTTCTTGGTAAGCTATCTTCTCAATATCTGACAAATATTTATATTGGGGATATGTCTCATCAAAATTCTTAACGAAGCTTTCCATGTTAGAAGTCTCCGTGTTTAAGTTATTCGCTGTATTTTCTTTATTCAATTCAAATTCATTATTAGCCTTAACATCCTCTTTTAAATCTATATCACCGAGTATTTTTGTTCCGGTATCTGCATCTGGAACATATAATTCATCTGTATCATCTGGTTTGCGTAGTAACGCGTCATCTACTATAGATATCAATTCTTTAAACGCGGATCTATCTATTATATTGGTTTCTCCAGTTCTTATAAATAAATTCCTAACCATGTCAAATAAGAAATCTATGAACTGAGCAAACACGGATTTAGATAAATCTTTTATATTATCTTCATTATATGCTGGAACAGTACTTAAAAATTCTTGATACACTGGATCTGATATAGCATATGATATAAACTCTATTGGATCAGAAAGTAAAGTTTGTCTAGCTGCTGAATAATCATCGGGATTAACTTCATCTTGCATGTATGAATTTACATGATTAAATAAATTATCAACTTGGTTTTTAAATATATTGTCGTTTTTATATTTATACAACGTGAGAACATGTAATCCTTCATGAATAGCTGTTCTTTCAAAACTATTATCATCTAATTGATCAAACGCCCCCGTGTCAACAATTCTACCATCTTCTGTTGTTCTTGTAAACCCATCACATGCATCACCTCTTTCTGTAACTGTATTAGATTTAACTTCACTATTATAAATTTTGAAAGGAACGGGTATTGTAATTTGGTTTTTTAACATTCTAGCCAATGCAACTAAAACAGGATCATTACTATTCCTTTCTATACTACGCGTAACTACTTGCAGGGTTGTACCTTTTTCATCAGTTGCGCCCGGGATACGTTTTGCATAAGAAGTTTTACCATCTGTAAGATAAGTATTCCTTGAATAATACCCATCGGTCGATCCATGTGTTTTATAATTTCTACCACTCTTTCTTTTAGTAGTAGTTTTTTTAGTAGTTTTCTTACGAGCAGGCAGTTGTTTTACAGGGGGAGAATCAAAATACAAAGATGTATTAGGTACATCTTGATAGTCTGCCTGCCCTTCCTCAAAAGTTTGACCCTTACGACCTCTTCTATTGGTGGTCTTACTCTTCTCTACCTCTATAGGATTATCTAATTTAAACTCGTATTTATTTGAATTTAGTATAGACATCTCTTCTACTTCTTCATCTGTTGCATCTGGATAATATTCAAAGAACTCTCCACCCAATTTAGTTATTAATCTAAACATCGTAAAATCTTCTGGATCTCTTTCATATAATGCTACAGTCATAGGTGCTTTTCTATCCTGATCCCAATAAGACCTCTCATCGCCAATATACATGTTAGCAGATACATAATCAAAGTTCTTATAGTATCCACCACTATCTTTAATATACGTCTGCATGTATTTTACAGGAAATATATGTCTCGGCACTATATTTTTATTGCTTGCATTATTTCTATATAACTGGCTTACAAAGTTATTTAATAGTCTTAATTGGTCTGCCTCGGGCAATTCTACAAATCTCTGTAAAGCAACCGCGGCCATTGGAACAAATATTCTATTAGGTATTACTTCTGAGAATGAGGTAGGAGATTTCTTATATCCAGATTGTAAAGTATTCAGGTATATAAGACCGTGAACGAAAGTTTTATTATCTTCGCTACTATGATATAGATTATAAATATCAGCTTCCATAGCATCCCATTGATTGGTATCAAATTGTTTACTAAACAATGATATTTTATCCAATTCAGAGATGGACTGACTTACTGATAGTTTTCTTGATATTACTGCTTCTAATTCATTAATAGCTAAGTTATCCTTTAAAGTATCTTTTACTCTAAGTAATTGTTTTGCTATTGAATTACGACCTTTAAAGATAGATCTATATGTTCTTTGCAGATCCGTAGAAGTCATAGTACCAAACATCTTGACTAATAAGAATGATAAGAAATTATTTTCTATTGTATCTATTGCATCTTCAGCCTTAACTCTTGAAAGTCTTCTATCAGCATTTGCAAATACCGAGTATATATTATCTACAAAGAAATTCTTAATTAATGGACTATAGTTTATTAACGACCCCCAGGAATAATAATCGCTAGTATCTTGCTTTGTCCTGAAGAACTCACGTATAAGACTTGGATTATCCCCGGTTCCACTAACAGCTTCATATATACTTATAGGATCAAATATACCCCGTTTACGGATTGTCTGATCGTTTACCTGTACATTAGCATCTACAGCAGATAGATGTCTAGCCAGTGAACTACTTGCATCCGGCCTTAAGAAACTATTCACGACTCCCATGTTCCAACCAAGTTGATCATACATCATGAAGTTATCAAGTATCTGAACCTGCAATCTAAATAAATCATCATTAGATAGATTCTCACCTGTTTTTACATTCTTGAGATCTTCTAATGTTAAATATTTATATCCATATTCATTAATCCTCTTTGATATTTCTTCCTTAGCTTTTATTACTCTCGGGTCGCTATCCGTAGCTTTAGCTATCTCTATTGCTTTTAAAGATGAATCTGCTATATCAGAGAACCTCTCTAACTTCTCGTTAGAATTATATACTTTTGTTCTCATTTGTATATATTCATCCACGGCATTGGCTACACTTTGTTTATATCCTATAGGAATATCTATGGTTGGATTTAACGTGCTTTTTATTTTCTGTAAGACAGTCCTGTACTGTTGGTCTCTATTTAATCTAGTGCTAAACTTAAACTTATCTCGTCCAGTGTTATATTGGTTAAAGAACATAAACTGGGAAGTATTAACCCTCTTTATCTTTAGAAAGTCTTTAACAACATCTTGGCTGTAAAATTCTATAATAGAATCTATACCTACACTGGTATCTCTCCCAAAACGATTTAGTGTGGCCATGGCAGAGAAAGTCTGAAGGTCTGTAAGTTGGAATATAAAAGGATCTTTCACAGCATCAACAAAAGCTGTTATAAACTCTGCAAAGTTACGTGATATCTTTCTATCAGAACTATCTTTTATAAACCCAGATTGATAATATTCCCCAGGATTTAATTCCTGCCCTTCAAACATTATTGGAATAACACCGGTCATTAGTAATGGATGGTTTTGTTCTATAGCATGCATTACGTTCGGTACAGCACTAGCACCTATACCGGCATTACTAGTCCAGAATTCATATCCTTTCTGTATGTTATACCATGATTGTATTACATCCCTCCACTGTGGATTATTAGACCTAGATTCTATCTCGGTTATATTACCCCTTCTACCCGCAACAGACTTGGCATAATCCTTGAAATAACTTGAATCAAGCGGCTCAACCAATTCATTAAACCTACTTGGATGTAATGTAGACTCTATTGACAGTATATTAAGTCTATTTTGTTTACCTTTAATAGATTTTATATCATCTATAAGTCTTAACTTTCCATCCTTATAGTAGAAGTTATTAAAATACGCTGTAAGTTTATCAACGTCGAAGTCAGACCCGGTTTTTGTTGTAGCTTCCGGGGGTATAATAATCTTATTGCCATGATGATATGGTAAGAACCTCCTCACTTGAACTATATCAAGGGAGCTAAGTGATTGACTGGGAATCCTATTTGCTGGGAATGTTATTATATCTATAAAATCATTTCCCAATATTCCAGAATCACCAGTTGCATAGTAATGATCCAATGCTTTATTTAGTACATCTACTCCACCTATATCCTCAACAAACTTCCTCATTTTCCTAGGTACAGATATCATCACTTGCATCGCACTTACTTCAGCATCCTCTCCCTCGCCAGTCTTTTCATAGAACTTTAACAGCCTTTCTTTAGAATTAGGATTCTCATATAAGAATGAGGATTCTTGGATTAACATCTCCCCATTTATCTTACGTTTGATAAGATTTTCTCTTACCAAGGACATGAGTATCTCTTCTATTTTAAACTTACTAAGAGATAAATCAAATACATTTAGTCCTAATCTTTTATCCAAAGATAGTTTAACACCGTCTAAAACATTAAGTGGAGTCTCTCTTCTTTCAAATGAATTCAAAAGCTTATTAATAAACTTCTCTTTATTATGTTCCGGGAGTAAATACCTGTAATAATATGTACCAGTAGATTCTTCTGCTTCTTCTATAAATTCTTCTACTTCCTCGGTTATTTCTATTTCACCAGAATCGAAGGTCTTTTTGAAAACTTCATCAATAGCCCTCATCCCGCTTTTTCTTAGCTCTCTAGATCCAACAGCTGCATAATTCTGTGTTAATACGGGGGTATCTATTTCGGTAAAGATATTATCCCTCCAAGTAAACCACTTTTTCTTAACTTGGTCAAATACATATACAGGCTTTCCAAGGTCTAACGCCATTTGAACAGCATATCCAGTGCCACCATCAACAACTTGCTTACCAGATGTATTTTCATATCCTCTTTTACCAACTTGGCTCGGTTCAAGTATAATACCAATAGCAAATACTGCATCTGCATCTTTAACTTGCAAATAATCTCTTCTTACAAGTTTTCCAAAACTACTCTTACCAGACATTATAGGCCTCCCCAGGATATCAGCAGCTCTTACATAAGCCCGTTCTACTTCTCTGCGATCTCCATCATCTAATTCATCTATACTACTTGTAGTATAATCTATAAATTCCCCTATACCATATGATTCAGATATTTTTCTCCAATAAGTATCAGCGCCAGTTGCAGCACCGGAAAATCCTATATAATCCTTTGCTTTTGGTAATACAGTTTTACTAACTGTCTTAGTTGTTTTTTTAGATTTTGTTGATTCTCTATCAGTATATACTTTTTCTCTAATTATACCAAGCTCATCAAGCAATTCCTGTCTTAATTGTGATTCTATATCATTAGTTAATTCAGTATACTCATGCCTGTTTTGTACAAGTTCATTAGCCCCCACGGGAACCCCCGCGTTAAAGATATCACGAAATTCAATTCTTGTACGCTGTGTAGATACAGTAACTTCTCCTTCACTTTCTTCATGAATATCCAACTGGATACCAAAATCTCTATACCTTAACTCTTGTGCAAAATATGAATCTCTTTCAAATATTCTCTGAATCTTACCATTATCATCTCCAAGCACGTCGGCTTTAATGGCAGATCCACCCCCATAATCAGAGAACACGAGAATCTCTTGTTGATTAGCCATCATATCAATCAAGAACTCGAACATGGGACTATCTTCATGTATAGCCGACATGAATATAGGAGCTGTGGAAGTCTTTAGAAATGAAGTAGCGTTAAGACCTCTCAACTCGTGATTACTAATAGGGCCAAACCCCTGTGGTTTTAATATCTGTAGTGGAGTTAATTTATATTCATCAATCTTCTCGCCATGGTATAAGGGCTCTTCAGGTATCTTACCGTCAGTATGATTATAAAAAGCCCCGTTTGGAGATGTAAATTGATCTTCTATATATTGTAAACTTATTTTATATATGTCGCCTTTCTCCTTGATCAGGTTTCTAAGCCTGATAGCAAACTTCTGCATCTCGAATTGATACGTCCTCTCGTGTCTTGGATACCACATACCATGACGGAGCATGATATCACGATATGTATCTAGTGTAGCCCAGGACTGTGCATCAGTGGCACTTGACTTGGCATATTGCGGGTAAAGCTTGGCAAGCTCTTTATTGTTATAGAGAATATCCTCTACTACAACCATTGAAACAGAATCACCTCGAGTCTTATTATCGAATCTCTTATAGTTCTGATCTAGATGTTCTCTTATAAATAAATCATCTCTCTGGTTATATTTAGGAGAAGTAAGCCCATTAATCCTCTTGTGAATATCTGCCGGGTTTCTAAAGTATGCAGCATCACCTAAGAATAACTTAAGCTGTTCGTTATTGCCTACAAAAGAATGATACGTGGCTATTCTGACCAATCTATCCATCTGTTC